GTTGCTGATGCAGAAATTAATCTGATTGCTTGTCTAACAGAAATTATGGTAGATTGCGAATTCAAATGAAACCATTAGATGAAAAATTTTTAAATGATTTAGGTTTTGTAATGCCTAATATTGTGCCGTATAAAGAAGATAATAATGAAATTAAATTTATAGAAGGCACTAAAAAAAGTCCCTCTGCATTTCTATATCTACAAAACAATACACAATGGATGTGTTTGAATAAAAACCTCTTTGAAGTTTTTAATTTTTATTCACACTACAAATTAGCTAAGGGTCATTGTATATGTACCGGAATGGGATTTCTGTTAAGAGAAAACTGGTTACTATCAAAGAAAGAAGTGACCAAAGTAACAGTCATTGAGAAAAATAAGTTCATAATCGATTATCATAAAAAATTTAATCCTGATATCTTCAATAAAATTGAAGTCATACACATGGATGCTTTTAATTTTAAAGGTAAGTGTGATACATTTTTGGCTGATAACTTTGAGGGTCCTGAACATCTTGAAGTTAACTTTTTAAAAGCCTTTAAAATTATGAATGACAACATCGAAAATGAAGTTAGTTGGATGTGGCCATTAGAAAGTACTTTAAATAAACATTATAAAAATTACATTGGACTTTCTCTTTTGGAAATATACAATAACATTAAAAAATATTTTGAGTTAAAAACACTTCCAAATTTAACTGAAGAAGAATTACTTGATTTTTGTAGTAAATATTATATGGGTGATTTTAATGAGTGTAATTTCTCCAGAATAAAGAACGACCATGTTTGAAAGTATTTTTGCAGACGGAGAATTATCTCAGTTTATTAAATTGAAAACAAATGATCCTTGGAAAGGAACATCTTTTGAAGGTTATACATTTTTACATAATGCCTCCAAAGGAAGTTTTGGTGAAAACTTTGTCAAAAAGTATATGGAACAAAAAGGTTCAATTGTAAAAAAGAAAACCAATGCTGGCCATGACCGTATGATTGATGGTTATAAAACAGAAATAAAATTTAGTCTTGGTGGAAATAAAAAAGATAATGTTTATTATATCAATCACCTTTCTGTAGAAAAAGATAACGAAAGAGTTATATTTTTTGGTATCAATAAACAACAGGATAAAAGCCTTCTTGTTTGGTGGAATAGTTCAGACTTTAATGAATATGTTAAAAATGGTCCAGGAATATTTTATTTCCAACAAGGCGGAAACAAATTAAGTAATGATGATTATATGTTTGTTGGTTCTTCTGAAGAATTATTGAGTTTAAATTTTGTTAAATTTATCAGAGATTGGACTGTATAATGCCAGATTTATTTAAAGAAATAATACCATCTTTACTAACAACCAAGAAGTCTGTAATACACGATGACATTGATGCAAAAGACTACACTCCTTTTGTGGTCAACCGTGCCTTGTCTTATCATATGGATTGTGTTCTATATGCCAACGAGATGAACCTTTATCCAGAGTTGGAAAAAGACCTTCAATATCAGTATCTTCTAAATACCATCAGGTCAATGAAACGGAAATTTCAACCGTGGCAGAAATCAGAGACCGATAAGAACATAGATTGCGTAAAGACCTACTTCGGTTACTCTAACCAGAAAGCTAAAGAAGCTTTACGAATTCTTAATGATGACCAAATCGCTGAAATAAAAAGAAGAACAGATAAAGGCGGAACATGATTAATATTACAGATTTAGTTGAAGTGACTTTGAATGAGAATGATGATTTCCTCAAAGTCCGTGAAACTCTAACACGAATTGGTGTGGCTTCTAAAAAAGAACAAACCCTTTTCCAATCGTGCCATATACTACATAAAAGAGGTCAATACTATATTGTCCACTTTAAAGAGTTGTTTGCATTAGATGGTAAACCAACCGACATTACCGAAAATGACTTGTCCCGTAGGAATGCCATTGTAAAACTATTGGAAGATTGGGGTCTGGTAACTGTTGTTCGGAAACAACAAATTGAAAACCCACCACCAATTTTTTTAAGCCAAATTAAAATTCTTTCCCATAAAGAGAAGGATGACTGGCAATTAGTACCAAAATACAATATTGGTAAAAAGACACAAGACTATTGACAAGTTGTATAAATAATAGTATACTTATGGTGTGGTGCTCATCTGAGGCCACAGTTTTTTGACTAACTCGCTTAATTAAGGAGAAATCTATGACAAGCACAAATCTATTATTCCCACAATGGGCTTCACTATCCAAATCTTTGGATCCTTTCTCAGTCGGTTTCGATGATGTATTGGACCAAATCCGTGATATCTCTGAAACAGTATCAAAAGCAACACCTGGTTATCCTCCATACAATATCAAACAAGTAAAAGACAACAAGTATGTCATTGAAATGGCAGTTGCTGGTTTTGCTAAAACTGATATTGAAGTTACTTTAGAAGGCAACAAATTGGTAATCAAAGGTGCTGTAGTTGATAGTTCCGATGATAAAGATAACTATATCTATAAAGGTATTGCTAACCGCAATTTTAATCGTGCTTTTACTCTTGCCGACAAGGTAGAGATTAAAGATGCCGAAATTGCAAATGGTATGCTTAAAGTTTGGTTGGAGAACATGGTAAAGGTTCAAGATGCGGTAAAGAAAATTACTGTAAAATCCAAAGATGAGTAATTGGTGGCCTGTATCCGATGAGGAATGGGACCAATTGAATTATCCAAACGGTAAATAATAAAAAGGGGCCTTGACTGGCCCCTTCTTTTGAGTTATAATTAAATCATGAAAAACTGGAACAAAACTAAATCCTCTCGTCCTGGTTATATTGCCACAACAACTGGCGGTAAAGCCGTTCTCAAAAAAGTTCGTTCAAAGACGAACCAAGATATCTACTACACTTATTCCAATTGGGCAACTAATGAAATTGATGGCATAACTTTTATTCCTGTGGTTAAAGGTGTACCTAGTGGTGAAACACAAGTAATTCATTATATGCGTAAAGATAATTTGGAGTATGTGAAATGAGTTTTCTAGTTCAACACCAATTATTAAATAATCAAAAAAGAAGGTTTGATCCTAAAAATAAAAAAGACATTGAATTGTTTAGATTATTTTTATTAGAAAATAAATGGAATGGACCTTGTCCTTTCATTTTAGAAGAACCACATACAATAATACCAGAAATGTTAAAAGACAGATATATTCGTAGTCAATTGAACATTTCAGAACCTATGTTAGAGATTTTAAAATGAACTGGTTAAAATATTCTGGTTGTAATATTACATTGAAGTTAAATCCATTTCATTGGAGATTGCAATGTGACTATAATAAAACCAATGAAATTTGGGAAACCGATGCTTTAGTTATTGAACTATTGCCTATTACGATACGAATCTGGTTCGATGATGGATCTTGGTAATGAAACAAAAATTTATTGACGCTTACATGGATGTGGCAGAAAGATTTTCTAAGCTATCTTCCGCCAAACGATTACAGGTGGGTGCCATCGTGGTAAAAGATGACCGAATCATCAGTATCGGTTACAATGGAATGCCAGCTGGTTGGACAAATGATTGTGAAGAAAAAGAGTATTTTATTGGTAACTTTCCAGAAAAATACAAAAATGATCCATGGTTATTCAAAGATGAAGATGGCGGTATAGGACGATTAAAAACCAAGGATGAAGTCATTCATGCAGAAGCTAATGCTATCGCTAAACTAGCCAAAGGAAGTGAATCAGGAGATGGATCCACCATGTTCTTGACCCATGCACCCTGTATTGATTGTGCAAAACAAATGTATACTGCTGGTATTAAAAAGGTATATTACCGAAATACCTACAGGGATAGTATAGGGCTTGACTTTCTTGAAAAATGTGATATAATGGTCTCCAAGATAGAGTAATATATTTCACCAGGTGAAATTTCACCAGGTGAAATGAATGTTGGTCATAAATATGCTTTGTATTGGGTCAATTTACTAAGGAGAAACCCAAATGCAGCTAAGTATAGTTGGTTGTCCCGATAAAAAGCGTTTTAGACCGTTTGTGAAGCGTGCTGCTCAATTTTACGCAAAGGAATTAATATCTGAAAAAATGTTGGAAAACATCTTTGTTCGGATAAAATTTAGTAAAGATTTACCTGCTTATGGTTATGCTTCAGTTGAAGATTATAACGAAAGTGGTAAGCCAAGAGAATTTGAAATTGAGTTACATTCTGGCATTGGTGGTTATGATATTCTCAAAACATTGGCACATGAAATGGTTCATGTTAAGCAATATGTTTACGGTGAAACCAACGAAAGATTATCTCGTTGGAAAGGCCAAAGAGTTGATTCCGATACTATTGATTATTGGGTTCAACCTTGGGAAATAGAAGCACATGGTTATGAAGCTGGATTATTTACCAAGTTTGCTATTAAAGAAAAACTTTGGGAAGTATTTGAAGGTGTCAGTAATCCAGATTCAGAAATTGAAATAGAACCTATAGGTTGGAAAAATATACCACAAATAACTATTGACAATCAACCTATATAATGTTATAGTATTACATATGCGGACGGGGTATAGAACCAGGGTAGGTGTCCAATCTACTCACTTAGTGCGAATCTAAGCCTCCGCTCCACTTTTTCAAGGACTATATCATGGCAGTTTCAAAATCAAAAAACAAAAATCCGATGTTAACGAAAAATGGTAAACCAAGATTAGGTCCATTAAACATTGCTCAACTAACAAAGATGTTAGATGGTGCTCGTAAGAAAAATGTTGCTAAGATTAAAAGAGCTATTGCAAAACGTTTACAGACACAAACATTTGGTAAAAATGCAGAACCGGTAGTTTCGGAATAAAACTTGCCCCTTTAGTTAAATGGTATAACGCTAGATTTGTAATCTTGAATTGTTAGTTCGATTCTATCAAGGGGCA